CCATTGTACACCGTATACTCTGCCTAGGTCTCCTTTAAATTTGGATCTAGGTTTCCAGTACTCAGCAGTGGCATTGTCAGACCAAATAGTTTTTTTATCACTAGTTGGATCTTGGTACAATATTTCTTTTAGTTTACGCTCATCGCCACTGCCTGTGATAAACCAAAGTAGCTCGCTGACCACTGCCCGCCAAGCTAATTTTTTAGTAGTGACTGCTGGGAAACCTAAAGCCAAATTGAAACGCATCTGTAGACCGAAGATACTGCGAGTGCCGGTGCCTGTTCGATCAGGTCGGTCCTCGCCCTTATCTAAAATGTCTCTTAATTCGTTTAAGTATGCCTGCTCTGGATGCGTCATTCAGTTTCTACTACTACAGATGCTTTCTTTTTGCTCTTAGGAGGGTCAACCTCGTCGGCCTTCTTTCGTAACTGTTGCGCCTGTTTGAACAATGCATCTGCACGAGAGCGCAGTTCTGCAGGGCTAAGATTATCCGTGGATTCTTCCTTGATTGGTGCAATTGGTTCAACTGGTTTTACAGTTTTAGGATTTGCAGTGATACCATTAGTAAGGGCTAACTCGTCGAGACTAACACCTTTTTGTTCTGCAATGATTTGATTAAGTTGATCCAAACTAACTTGAGCCTGCGGACTAGGAGTCATCATCACTCCGTCAGTTGGCACCTTTTTAAGGTGACCACGTTCATGGAACCATGCCAACATGTTGCTACCGTCTGGAAACGATTTGATGGCTAATACTTCTGCCAGTTCATTAGCCTGTTGACCTTCTGGATCTTGTATCACGCTCATCAAAGAATCGTGGTATGAAGGACCTAAGTTACTGGTACCGATAACTAATGCGTGGTATGCATCGCCTGGGAGAGTGCGATATGCCACAATAATTTTGGCACCGTTGTTCTTCATTTTTCCTACATGCTTCATGTTGGTCTCCTATTAAGCTGTTGGTGTTTGAGATTGATCTGGTGTTTGAGGAGTAACTACTTCTAAAAACTTATTCAAACGATCAAACACTGAGCCCACAGCCTGCATTTCTGCGGCAGGGAATGCACCCCGACGAGCGGCTGTATCAATGATAGCACGTAGATTTTGCAAATCTGTACTTGTAAGTTCTGGTTGAGGTTGCGGAGCAGGAGCTTCACCGCCTACTCCGTCAGTTGTTGTTACTTGTGCTTGTTCTAGATTTTCCATTTTAAAAAATTTCCTTTTTTGTTTTGTGTATATGCGGACATCCTAAAGTCATCATTAAAATTTCTTTTGGATCCTCTATACCTATTTCTATCACCTCGACCATTTTATTACTTTGGTCTACGGTGTACTGCTTTTTAATTGCGTACCTGCTATTTAAGTTGTAGTTAATCCATTGATCGAGAAGTTTGAGATCGACCGCTGAACTAACTGCAATTTTGGTAAAATGTTCGGGGATAAAATTTAGTTTCCTAAGATTTAGTACACCGAGTGGATTTACTTCTCCTCGACTTAATGACATTAAGCACCTACTTTATTTATAGTGTGCTGTCTGGCCGAACGGGGCAATTATGGTATCGTTCCCGTGGATAATAAACAGGCTTTCACAGTAGTTTTCATCGCCCCAGCTACCACACGGATACCCATCAGTAAACATAATGAAACGTTTTGGCTCAATGCCTTCATTTTTCATAAACTCGTAGTTTACGTCAAAGTCAGTTCCGCCGCCGCCTTGGCATTTGTATGACATAATTTCATCGGCTGTGTCGCCTGTAAAACGTTGGTATCCGTAAACCTCTGTGTCAAATGTCCATAAGTCTAGTTTAAAGTCTTGATACTCATCCATGATACCTTTAACTTCTGACAAGAAGTCCATAGCCATTTTGTCACTGATAGACCCACTCATGTCAATTGCCACAGATACATCAATAGTTTCTTCGTTCATCATGCCTGGCAGTACTGCTCCGCAATGCTGTGACTTGCGGTTAGGACGACTAAAACTAAAGTTGCTTTTAAGAATACTTTGGATATTCATGCGCAACATCTGACGCCAATCCATTTTTGGCTCGGTAAAACTTTGGATCATACGTGCAACCCCTGCAGGCACCCTGCCCGCACCTGCGGCCTGAGAAGCCGCTACCATTGCTTCTTTGATCTCATCTCGGATTTGTTTCTTTTCTTCAGCAGTTAGTTTAGGGCGACCTTTACCTTTACCTTCTTGGTCTCCGTCCTCGCCATCGGCACCGTCTTCGCCTTCACCGTCAAGGTGTTCGTCGAGAAGTTCTCCGAGGTCGCTAATATTAATCTTGACAGCTTTCTTTTCGAGCTCTTCGTAGATTTCTTCGTATGATTTGCCACGGTACTTGTCGTCTTGGAAAATTTTAATCCAATCTGGCACTTCACCAATGCGTTCATCTTTAAGGATTTGATTGGCCGCGTAGTCAGCCGCAATATTTGACAGAACTGGATCTCGATGATCTCGACGCCCCATGTGATCAAATACGTTGTGAAGGACCTCGTGAGCAAATCCAAACTCGGCTTCTTTTGGAGTCAGTTTGTTTACAAAGTCGTTGCTGTAATAAAAGTGGCGACCATCTGTGGCCAGTGTACTACACCAATCCGTTGCATCTACAAGTTTTAGGCGTGTTGCCAAATTACCAAAAAACGGATGACGAAGCAACAGGCCAATCCGAGCAGTAATAAGTTTTTCTACAATTTTATTTTTTTCTGATTCAGTGAAATTCTTTTTCTGAATCTTAGTACCTTTGGTAGCAGTAGTTGATTTAGATGACATATGTGCTCCTGTTTAACTGTATGTATACTATTATACAGCCAATATAAAAAAAATGCAAGTAAAAAAGGCCCTTTCGGGCCTTTTTATTCCATTGCTTGGATAATGAACTTGCCGTACTTTGTATGGAAGCGATCAAAGTTATTCAACTTAGATGCATCAAAAGGCAGTTGATAATTTGTTAGAGCCACTTTGGCGCCCATAACAACCAACTCAGTTGGGAAATTATCCATCATAAAACCAAAGAAATTATCTGCTTGGGAATCCCAATTTTTAACCTTCTTCTCATGTGCAGTTTGGAGTTCGTAGCACATAGACACTGTCAGCGAGTACATGGCGGAAATCTCTTTGATATTGCAGGTTGTAACACGGCCTGCCAAAATATCTTCTGGCTTAGGCATCTGTTTAGCAACTTTGCGGTGTGCCATGAACTTAACTGCCAGACCTTCACCAATAGCACCTGCAACTAAATCAGTCAATGTACCTTCGTCCAGGTCGTCATCGATGAGCAAGTCTGATACAAAAGACCAGCTACGTGGTGTAGCAAAGGCACGGCTTGAACTTTTCGGATCAAAGTCGTACAGGTCTTGTTTGGCAAAACCAACATAACCTACAACTTGGTCGTGAACTTTATTTTTAACAGCCCATTCCAACCAATCTTCGTAATCGCTTTTCAATTCCAAGTGAACAAAACGGTTAGCCAACGGAGCAGGCATACGATAAGTAACGCCCTTGTCAGTTTCACGGTTACCAGCCGCAACGATTGAAACACCTTTTGGAAGGATATAAGTACCAACACGGCGGTTAAGTACCAATTGGAAGGCCGCGGCCTGTGCAGCAGGAGCCGCACTGTTCAACTCATCCAAGAACAGGATAGCGGTAGACTCTGGATCTGTAGGCAATTCTGCAGGAGGAGCCCAAGTCATTGTGTTCTCGGTGCTATTGTAATATGGAATACCTTTGATGTCGGTAGGTTCCCACAAGCTCAAACGAACATCAATAACTTCACGAGCTTGTTCATCGCCGATCTGCTTAACAATATCGGACTTACCGATGCCTGGAGGGCCCCACATGAATACAGGGCGCTGAATTTTGATGCACTTGCGAATGCTTCGCTTGGCTTCATTCGGAGTAACTGAACGATTGGAACTAATTTTTTCAGCCATTTTAATCTTTCTCAAATAGTGTTGATAAAATATTGATTACCTTATGCATCAATATGTATATATTGTACACTAGACTGCTGGCTGTGTCAAGAACTTTTTAGATTTTCTGCTTTTGCGTGAGCAAATTTTTTTATGTTGCCGGAAAACAACACCAGCTGTACAGCCATTTTTTCTCCGAACACAAAGATTTCTTTTTTGGTTAAAAACCACGGGCAATCAATGAAATTGTCTAACCAAATAATTTCTTGGTTATTATATTCCGCAATAGGATCAAACTTAACACGATGCACTTTTATGTCTGCTGACACCAGGCTGTTGTAACCTTCTTCAGTGAGTCTAAGGCCGCCCTTTTCTTTAAGTCTAGGATTTTTCCACCAAACTTGCTTGAGCTTCCTCATTGATTTTTCGGAAACATCTAGCCCAATTTGTTCTGCTACGTATTTGGTAATTTTAATTTTTTGGTTCATCAACTATCTTTTCACCGGTAGTTAACTTATAAACATCAAAATCTTCTGTATTGAATAACTTGTTTAACTTTTCGGCTAGATTAAATGCATGTCCGCTATTAGAAAAACTAACTTTTTTATATTTTGGGCCCAATTGATGTCCGACCAAACTAGAGGTTTTAAGATTAATTGGTTTGGCCTGATAGAATACGGCCCAGATAGCTTCTGCTTCTAAGACTTGTTCTGTTTTATAGGTCTTTTTATTGGCAACCTCTAACAGTACATTTGGTTTTGGCCTGCTCATATATACACATATCTCCAAAAAGTGTGTATATATTTATACTATCAGACTAAAATTTTCCACCGTCCATACTGATTGTCACTGTTTCCGGCGTCTTTTCTGCGGAAATTTGATCTAATTCACCAGTTAATCTAGTCATAACCACTGCAAGACTATTCTGTAGGTCAGTGGCTTCTTTAATTGATAGAGTTAAATTTTTTTGATTAGATTTAATAGCAATTCTGGCTCTATCTAAAAAATCTTCTATGGGTAATGTGTTTAATTGTTTCATGATTTGTTCACAATATTTAATGTAGATTTCATTTCCGATTCGGTTTTAAAAGGCCCCTGAAAAGGATATCTCTCTAGTGTAATTAGCTTAGGGCAAAAACTTTTAACCCAGCCTTTTCTAAATTTAATTACATAGTATCCTGCACAATATTGACTCTTACTTTTATCGCTTTTGGCAAACAACGGTAATTTTTTCTTTACATTGTACATGGGATCGTAGGGCTTACTGCTACACGGAAAATCATATATGGCATAATTTTTGTTTTCTACCTGTTCAGATTTTACTTTTTTGATTTTTTCTTCAAAAACAGCCACTCCAAATTGAGCTGAAATTTCCGTCAGGTCGTTAAAATTAACCTGTTTGCCATTCCTTAAAAAAGCATAACCTTTCTTAACCTTGCTTATTGACCCAATTTTATTTCCGCCATCTTGTACTAGCCATTCTTTATTTGGAACAAGCACCTTTGCTGTTGAATTCATTTTATATACCTTGCGTTGAGTGGTTCAACGTAGCTGGTTACTTGCTCGCTGACTTTTTGTAGATCAAATTCTGCACAAAATTTTAGTAACCTAATACCTACCTGAGGAATATTTTTTTCTGCGGTAGTGGCAGTTTGAATAGTATCTTTAATTAACTCTTTGATATTAACGGGTTGTGCAGTAAGATCACACAATACCACATTACGATTATAGTCGTCTAACACACGATGTTCGACACCTTCGTGGTCGGACCAACGCTGAAGCATGAGATTGTTCCAAGAGTATCCTTTGCTGGCTCGATCGGAAAACGCATCACGGAGACCAACTTTATTCT